ATAAACACCAGTAGTCTCATCTAAACCACCAGTAACTTCAAGCATAGCAGTTGTCATTGTATTAGCAGTAGCTCTTTCTTGCCATGACCCTTTACCACCACTAGTAGCTTGAGCTAAGTTCTTTTTAATTTGAGACTCTTTAAGTTGAGCATTAAGTTTATCTATACCAGTTGTTGAAGAATCAACTAATTGTTGTACAACTTTCTTGCGTTGGTCAGGATCAGTAATCTTCATTAATTCAGTAGCAGGAAAACCCATATCTTGTAATTGTAACATAGCCATTGACCATGCTCTATTACTATTGTTTTGACTAGGGTCAGCTTTAACTGATTCTAAAAAACCATTACCAATAGCAGAGCCAGTCTTTAATAACTTCTCTTGAGCAGTAATGTGTCTTTCTTGAGATAAAGCTTGTTTGCTTTCTAAATCTTGAGCAAAAGAAAGTTCTTCTTTATATTTAGATAATAAACCATTCTTACGGTATAGTTCAGCTCTATCATAAGCAGACTTAACAGCTGTTTGTGCTGAGCTTAGTTCTCTACCAGCAACCTTAACATTATCAGCAATAGTTGTAGTAGGTGTTTCAGTAGCAGTAGGAGCTTTATATCCTTCAACAGCACCAGTCTTTTCAGCTGGTTTATAAGACTCCATAATCTTAGTCATCTCATCTTCTGTTTTAGCACCTGAAATTTTATCTAAAACTTCTTTAGGAAGTTGTTCAATAGTTGCAGTAGCACCACTAGGAGACTTAATAGTAGTAGTGATATCAGGAGGTGCCATATCATAAGAAGATGTAGTTACACCAGGAGCTTCTTTTGGTTGAGCTTTAGGCATAGAAGGCATCATAGGAGCAGCTTTTCCTGCTTGCTGTTCTTGTTGAAGAGCCATCATATCAAGTTGTCTAGCTCTTGCTTCATCCATTTGAGCTTGTTTCATAGCTTGAAGTTTAATCATTTCTCCTTCAGCTTGAGCTACTTGCCTTTGTCTTTCGTAGAACGGGGTTAATTCACCAATTGCCATTTATATCTCCTTAACCAAAGAATCCAGCACTCAATCCTGCAGCACCAGCCATAATATTTTGTAATGCAGCAGTTTGTTGTGCATTTTGTTGATTTTGTTGGAACTGACCAGCTTGAACACCAAGATTTGCATTAGTAACACCAGCTTGTTGACCAAGAGTACTAACATATTGGTTAAACCAGTTTTGAGCTGTATTAGCTCCCTGTTCTTGTAATGAAGCTAAGGTACCACCAGAGATTGCTTGACCTGTAGCAGCAGCTTGTCTTTGAATGTTTTTAGCACCTTGTTGTTGAGCAAATTGATACCCAGGCATACCATAAACCATATTAGGGTTTTGCATAAGTTGATTAAGAGTTTGAGCAGATTGAGTTCTATATTTTGACCAAGGGTCAGCTGCTTGTGTAGCAGCACCTGGAGATTGTGGTGGATTCATTAAGTTATAAACACCAGCACCCACTTGAGCTAAGTTAGCTATACTCTTTAAACTACCCATAGCACCACCAGAACTCAAAGCACCTAATCCTGAAGCTGCTCCTGCACCTGCAGTAGAAGCACCTAAACCACCAGCTGTAGTTAGTAATCCAGATCCCATTTCACCTGTAGAACCTACAAAACCACCTGGAATTGATGATGTACCAAAGGCACTACCAAAGACATCTCCAACACCTTTTGTACCATAGTCTAGAATACCACCACCCATACCTAGTCCACCCATGATACCACCGCCAATACCACCTGTTAGGGCACCAACACCTACATCACCACCCACAACACCGCTGACGACAGCACCAGTAAGAGCTGAACCAACTACGTCAGCAGCTATACCTTCACCAATAACACTTGCTACAGCAGAAACACCCATAATTAATCCTTTATAATTTTACCTACTATAATATCCTCGTCAACATATCCTAAATGATGAAGAAGTCTACTAAAATCTTTATTGAACTTGATATGCCACATAATCTTGGCAACACCTCTTTGTTTTAAAAATCCCTCGGAAAGCGTAATTAGTCTAATACCTATCATACCTTTACGGTAATCAGGATGTAAATATAATAAGTCATTATTAGCATAAATTGTTGACTTATAATGTAAATGTGATGTTACAAAGAATATAGCATAACCAATTAGTTTAGCATCATCTCTAGCAGTAACAGTCATAATTAAACCACTATCATCTAAAGCTTTATAACGATCCCAATCAGGATCAAGTGGTATTACATCTTTGTTTACTGCTATTTCTTCATAGTGAAGTTTAATTAGTTCTTTGATATCTTCACTAACTTGGTGATACTTCTCAACACCAAATTTAATCATTTGAGCTCCTAGGTTGTACCTGGATCTACATCTACCTCACATGCTTGAAGTCTTAAAGGAACATCATCTGTACAAAAGAACTCGTAAGCTCTTCTTCTAAATGAACCATTTTGGTATGTAACACTTCGATTTGCATTCAAATCTATATTACGGTATTGTGACCAGTTGTTATAATCGTCATCAGTATGTCTTACTCTGAGTGTAGCCCCAATCTTATCACCTACAACTTCAAGTCTAGATATAAATTTACGCTTAGTAGAATTAGCATCTATTAAGTTAGTTCTTATTCTAAACTGTATTGGTCCTGCCTCATCAGTATAAGATGTCTCACTAATATTATACAACTTTCCGTCCAAATTGTCAAGTGAATATCCTTTATTATTGTAAGAAGTATAAAATACTCCATCAAGGATGTCTTCTTTATTATCAATATAAGATGTCCAAATACACCATTGTTTAGATTTAACATCTAATACTAAAGTCATATTGTCATTAAGTAAGTTAAGGACATAAAAGTAATGTCCTGCAACTTTTAATGAATAAGCTCTAACATCAGTTAATGTAGAGTTATTTAATATTCTTTCAATAGAAGCATCTGATACTTGAACTGGTCTCGTACCGTCAAGCATAAGAACCATTCTACCTGTATTTTGTCCTACACCTACCCATACAACAGTTTGTTCCATTTCAACTACAGAATCACCATTAGCACAACCAAATTCTATACGGAATGTTTGGTTAGGTAGTAAAGGTGAACCAACTGTATTACCTGCATCATAAAAGAACTCTGTAGACCATTGTCCAAAAGCTATTAAATAGTTTAAGTGTTTAGCTAATGCTACACCTTGATCAGGCTCTGCTTCTGCTGTGATAAAGTTTAAAGCATCCCAGTTAGTAGGGTTATTAGGTTCTGAGTTCCAAATCTTACCATCTTGTGTCATTACAAAGATGTAAGTATCAAAATAAGCAGCACCAGGTACTACTGTAGATGATGTTGGAAAACCATTTAATAATGCTGTAGCAGTTGCTGCAATACCAGCCCATTGTAATGTAGCTGTACCATCTGTAAATGGAGTACCAGAAGTATCAGTAGGAGGTGTAGTACTTGTTGTACCTGCTACCGTAACAGTAAATAATTGACCATTATAATAAACTTGTTGATTCTTTGTATATGCTGTATTAGCAGTCCAAGCAGTCCCGATAGTAACAGTAGGGGCAGTAACATAACCACTACCACCATTAGTAATTGTAATTGACTCTAATGTGTTACCTGTTATAGTACAATAGTCTGAATGAGCATTACTACCATCACCTGTAATAGTTGCTGTAGGTGCCGATGTATAGCCTGACCCTGGGTTAGTAATTGTAATACTTGTAATAGAACCACCAGATAAACCTAATGTAGCTGTAGCTCTTACCCCGCCTGCTAAATCTGGAGCAGAAAATGTCATAGTAGCAGTGGTATATCCAGTACCAGCATTATCTACATGAACTGTTAATAAACTACCACCTGACATATTAGCAGTACCTGTTGCTGTAGTACCACTAATAGGTGCTGTAAATGTTACTGAAGGTACTGAAATATAACCTGTACCACCAGTATTAATATTAACAATAGCTACTTTATCTGATGATAATTGTGTTAATGTAGTACCATCATAAGTATAAGCACTATCACCCTTTTGAATAAATAAATAAGTATCATTCAATGTTTTAGCAAAGTAACAAGGGTTATAAGGTCCTACTAAGGTACCTACTGTCGTAGTTGTAGTACCATCTGTTTGATAGACAATATTATTAACTACTGCTATAATTTTATTCTTAAATGTGTATAAACCTTGGCCTTTACCGCCAGAACCAAAAGTTACTCCAGCATAAGGTAGTCCAGGACGTTTAACAGCATAAACAGTTTCGCCATCTTTTTCAGCAAAACAATTAACCATTTTAGACCCTTTATTTGTTGAGCTATTTCTAAACTCAACTGGGTACACCATAGGAAGTCGTAAGGTTTCGGACATTATCTAAACCTTGATGATGCCATTCTCATATCTGGTTGGAACATAGTAGAAGCATTCTCTGTATCCCAAGCAGCTAGTCTTTCCTTATACATTTGAGCCCTTTGTGTAATTAGCACAGATTTTTGCTCAGGTACACCATAATCGAGGATAAGCTCTGAAGCTAGCCCCCAACGAAGTGCTTGATACCACTCTTGTGGGAAGTCAAAGGTTTCATTAGATTTATTAATGTCATAGATAGCTCTTTGAACAGTTAAATGTACTTCATAATTATTTGCTGTATTAACATCAGGTGTTAAGAATATTTTAAGGGTACCATAGTCAACATAAGGCCAGTATTGAATACTATTAGAAGTACCTGTAGTAAACTTACTACCTAAGAAGTTATATTCTTGTTGAGAAACAATAATAAGAGGTTGATCTACATAAGTGTTTGAAAGAGAAGTTACAGTAATTGTAGCAGGTGTAGTAAATGTACCACCTTGTACTGTTAAGACATCTCCTACAGAATAGCCACTACCTGCAGCTTGTAAACTAATAGAGCTAACAGTAGTACCTGTATATGTTAAATTAAATGTAGCTCCAGTACCTGTTCCACCAGTAACACTTACTGGATTAGTTGGTTGAACTGTATAATTTGTACCACCACTAAGTAAAGATACTTTACCTACAGCATTAGTAGGTTGACCTAAATTTCTTAAGAAAGCCTGTATAACTCTTAATGGTTTACTTTTATTTACATCATAAGAGCTACTAGGTCCAATAGTATAATCTGTTTGATTTGTTTTTAATGGAATAGTATACTCTTCAACAGTCCACATTTTAATGCCATCTGTCATCCAGTCTTTAAGCATCATATTGAGTACTAAAGAAGCATTCTCAATCATGTTAGCTGTAGGCTGTGCTGATTCTTCAAGAACACCTAAGCCTCTTAATGAAGCTGAGATTAAATCATTTCTCGTAATACTAAATGTAGTGGTTCCAGAGGTAGCCATGTTAATCCTTTTGTGAGTCAGCTTTCTTTTTAAATCTATCGTAAATACGAATACCAGTCCATATAATAGTTAGTAATGCTGCTATAGGGGGTAATAAAGTAGTTAGAGTACCTACTGCTGTTACAGCTGCTAGAGCATCTACTGTATGTTTAACTGGATCTGTTAATTGTGAGTGATCAATCATTATAGTTCTTTCGGGTCAAAGCCGTAGATAGAGCAAATCTTATCTACATGTTTATAAAAGGTTTTATTATGTAACTCATACTTCTTACCTTGAAGGTACATAACCATGTGTACCATCTCGTGTAGGAGTGTTTTACATATAGAGGTGAAATGACTATGACGAGCTACAGATACTGTAATACAATGAGGCTCTGGTGAATAAGAACCACATAATTCTCTGTCGTCTACTATAGTCCATTCTATCTTACTAGCTGAGGGTAATTTAAACTTATCAAAGGGTGGAAGTTTACAAAACAATGTGTACATTGCTTTGATGTATTCCTCTTTGACTAGGATACTCATGTTAGTTCGCTTTAAGCAACACCTTTCATCTTCTCAAAGGTTCTTAAACCACCTAAACCTAAGAGGCCACCTAACACTGTCATAAGGGTAGACAT